GCTTTCCAATCCTTACCCGGGATTTTTAAACAAATGCAGAGGGCTTACCTGCCCGCTAATTTTCAGAGAGCTCACTCTTTATTTTTTCCCACGTATAAAAGCAAGTTATATTCTACATTTCCAGAAATGTGGAAGATTTAATCGCAATACCTATTGACATTAACCTGTAAACGATTATGATTGGGAATCAGTTCAACTCAAAGGGTTAAGGAAAGGAAAGCGAGCCTATGTGAATAATGAAATGATGCTGGTGTTGTCGATCGCGGCTGCGTCGATCGGTAGTCTTATCTTCGTAATGCTGAAGGAGGGATTGAAATGAAAATCTTTGTCTTGAGCGCTTACAGAGAAGCTAAGAAACAGAAACAAGCCCCAAGGATGATCTTTTCCTTTGTGAGAATTAATGGGGTCTACAAAAACAGACTCCCTAATCCTCCGAGCAAGAGCGAAAAGTTGGAGGGGCGTAAATATGTTCAGCGCATGTGCCTGCTATGATTGCCGCGAGTATGGCCCGATCGAGATTGGAATCGAAATCCCCGATGACCCCTTATGTTCCAATTGTGGAACCCTCATCGGAGACGAAGAAGAATTCGAGGCCGAGCGCGATGACGACAACCGACCTTATTTTTATCACACGAGAAAGGATTGTGACTTATGAATGACCCACAACTAACAACGCCAACAAATCAAAGTAACCAATCGGTTACCATATTCGAGCCAAAGAATCTTGGAGAGGGGATGGAGCTCGCTAAACTTATGGCAGGCTCCGACATGGTCCCAACGGCTTACAAGGGCAAGCCTGGGAATATTATTATCGCAATGCAAATGGGCTACGAAGTCGGGCTCAAGCCTATGCAGGCTTTGCAAAATATCACTGTGATTAATGGCCGCCCCTGCATCTGGGGTGACGCGCTGCTTGCTCTAGCTCAAGGTTCCGGGAAATTGAAGTACATCAGGGAATGGGAGGAGGGCGACGTCTCCTACTGTGAAACGCTTCGTGAGGGATATCCGGAGCCTTACCGGAACTCCTTTTCCGATGCGGATGCTAAAGCGGCGGGCCTTCTCAATAAGCAAGGCCCGTGGCAGACGAACAAGCGCCGTATGCGGCAAATGAGAGCCCGTGCATTCAACCTTCGGGATCAGTTTGCGGATGTTCTTAAGGGACTAAACTCGGCTGAAGAAGTACAAGACTATCCGGTGAACGTTACACCGCGAGAGCAAGCCCCGCAGCGCACACCGTGTGAAGGCGTTCTCGCTTTTCAAACTCCGAGAAAGAAGACTGAGGTTCTGGGTAAGGACCTTTCAATCGAATCGGTTGTTAACCCTCCGGTGGCCACTGAGTTGATCAATGGATCCACGGGAGAAGTTATTGACGATCCCTTTATGGCCTCTGTGAAGAGTGTGCAGCTGTCCAACAAGCAAGCTGCCGACACAATCTCGGAGCCTCAACAAAAACGCCTCTTCGCCATATCTAAGCAAAACCATGTCTCCTCAGAAGCGCTTAAGGAGCACCTTGCCTCCTGCGGATACACTAGCTCTCGAGATATCCGGAAAAGCGACTACGAGAAAATCTGTGACTGGGTTTTGGAATGCGGATCGAACTTCGAGTTTGAGACGGGCGCTAAACTCGAGAGAGATTTAGATGAGGTGGGAGAATGAAATCTCCCGATCAAATCGCCGAACCCATCCAGCAGATAACTTGCATCGTTGAAGACGTAATTCAGTCTCAGAAGATTAGTGCTGACGAAAAGTTCCACCTAGTCGGGTTCATGCTCATGAACTGCCTTCACATCTTAAAATCTTCCACCGCGCGGGATGAATTTACCGACTTCCTCGGGGAGTGCCTTGAGACAGTAGGAGTTCATGATTGGGTGCAGCCAAAAAGAAGCGTGCACTAAATGGAAGAGAAAACGCTCCTCTTCGATGAGGAAACCCATACCTATTCGCTAGACGGACAAGAAATCCCGAGCGTGACGCAAATCATGAAGAGTGCCGGGATCATCGACGGATCGTTTTACAACGATGCCGGACGATTGCGTGGATCTGCGGTACACCTGGCCACGCAGTATCTCGATGAAGGAGAATTAAACCCGGAGAATGGAGCTTTAGATTGGGATTCCTTGGATGCTGAAATTACTCCCTATGTCCAAGCCTACGTCCGCTTCAAGCAAGAGTCGGGGTTTATCCCTGAGATGATTGAAAAGGTGGTGCTCCATGCAAGGGATATCGGCCGGCCTCCGTGCATTGCGTATGCGGGCACACTGGACCGTACGGGTAATTTCCCATGCACCGGAGCCCCAAACGGAAGCTACGCTGTTCTCGACATCAAGACTGGATCGATTCCGAAGTGGGCAGGGATTCAATTAGCGGCTTATGCGCACGCGTTACCACCCGAGATTCCCATCCGCCGGTTTGCGCTACAGCTCAAAAATAACGGGAAGTACAAGCTGCAAGAGTTCAAAGATACTGACGACTACATGGCGTTTTATGGCGCCTGTCACGTTGTGCAAGGGCAAAGATTAATCAATCAATGGAGGGTCAAAAATGGAAAATCAAATTGAGAAAATCGCCAAGCTCCGGCTTGATGAGTTGGGCTCTTATGAACTCGACTCCGCAGAGAACTACCGGAAAGCCTGTGCAATGCTGTTGATGATTAAGGCCCTGTCCAAGGAAGTTCAGGAAACCTTTTCTCCGATCAAAACCAAAGCTCATGCTGCGTGGAAAGAGGCCCTCGACCAAGAGAGGCGTCACAGCGCAGTGCTGGCCCAAGCTGAGAAGATCTTGCGAGAGAAAATTAACGAATACGCCGCGAATGCAGATGACTTGGCTGCGGAGAATATCAGCTACCGGAACGACTGGAAATTCCGAATTTCAGACGAGCGCATGGTCCCTCGAGAGTTTCTCGAGGTGAGCGAATCCAGGATTCGGGAAAGAGTGCGCGCGCTGGGCCCAGTTGCAACCATCCCAGGTGTCGAGATTTGGCAGGAAAAGAATGTGGTCGCTAGCGAGGCAGTGCATGCTTAGTGCCAATATTGGGGATGGCTTTGAAAGATACACGGGGACTTCCCGGGAGAACAAGTCCGAGCTCCGGATAACTACTTCGGGAGCATTATACATTAAGCGGACTTTTCTTACCGGAGACGAAAAGACCTACGACGTTTATTACGACCGCGCAAAAGGTGTGATCGCTCTCAACTTGAGAGGGACTGACAGGAAATTCACCATAAGCAAGGGCGGAGTATGGGCCATGCTGAAGTCTTTTTTGAAGCACTTTGACATCCCTCACCCTGTCAATTGTGAAGTGTGGGAGAAAGAAGGCGGCGTCATCTTCTTGAAACCTAAAAGCCCACCCGAGGAATCATCAAAAAGCGCCTTCCCCTTTGGATGGTTAGAGGAATACCTCTTGACATTAACCTATATATAGAAGAATAGTTTCACTATGAAAAAGAACCAAGTGGCGAAAAAGCCAGGGCCCGGACGGCCGAGAAAACTTACAGGCAAAGTATTGCATAAAAAAATGTTCTTTGTTGATGAAGAAATGAGCGAAGTTGTCCGCAACGTATGTCACACGCACCGGATTACTTTCTCCGAACTAATGCGCCAAATGATTGACTACATGATCGAGAAAAAATGGCTATTCCTCGGAAAATAACATGAAGAAAAAATTCTTCTTTTTTTTTGTGATGACAACTTCGATCATGTTTTTGATCGGGTTCGTGCTACCTCCAATGATTGCTTCCTTTGACAAGACTGCAGCGGTCATCGGAATTGTTGCTCTGGTTTCAGTATTTTTTTTTGCGGGACACTTCGTATACTGCAATTTAAAAAAATGTGGAAAAGTTCGGGAGGAGTAGTTGGGGCGCGTAATCGAGATCAGTGTGGCGACGTTATCAAGAAATCAACTCGATTCCATGCACTGGAGCAATCGCTCAAAATATTCGAAGAACTGGCAGTCTCTCATTTACGCTGCTTTCAAGTTTAAATGCCCTAAGGCATCGGGCAAGGTCTTTCTTAAAATAACAGGATATCGCCCGCGATTGTTGGACCACGATAATTTTATCGGAGGATGCAAGGGCGTGCTGGATGCAATGAAACGGTTAGGGATAATTCTAGATGACTCCCCGGATTTTATCGAAGTCCAATACGAGCAAAGGAAGGTAAAAAATGCAGAAACTAAAACAGTTTTTGAGTTTTTTTAACCCCGAAAATCATTAACTCATGCAGGCAGGGGCGGGAGTTGCTGAGGGGTACCCCGCCCCTGTTTTTTTATGGAAGCAAAGCAACAAGAACCAACGGAAGTACTTAGGCTTTACGAATTCGCGAAAGAGTCGAATCGTATTGAGCGGATTTACAACGAGAAACGTCACTGGGTTCACGCTAGAGCGCTGTCCAGGATCCTTTCGCTTAAATTCCCAGAGCTCTTTGATTGGGAACAATTTGTGAAAGCTATCGAGCCTTCTGCGTGCTTGAGAACGAAAGAGCATCACCGTGTGTGGATAGGCGGCAAAGAAGCTCCATTTGCGTCACAATCGCGAGATTTGTTGGTTAAGATCATAAAGCGATCTATTTGCGGGAGCCTTTCCCCGTGGGAAGCTCATGCGAGATATGAAATTATCCACCCCTTCATGGATGGGAATGGGAGATCGGGACGAGCGTTGTGGCTTTGGATAATGTGCAAAAATGTTGGGATTCGTGAAGCACTTCGACTCCCTTTCTTGCAAGCCTACTACTACCAAACTCTTGAGTGGTATCGGACTCATCTGGAGCGGGACCCTCCATTCGATTTTGAAATTTTTGCTCCGGCATCTGAAGAGGTGAAAATTGAAGAAATACAGCCCCCCGCTGAGTAAGCAGTTTCGCATCCTGGAAGAAATCGTCCAGCTGTTGAGTGAGTATTTCGAGGGTGATTCCGATAAAGTAAAATTATGGATGGAAACGGAGAACGTTCAATTCGGAGGAATCAGCCCGCTCTCAATGATCGCGGCGATGCGTGGAGACAACGTCCTTAAATTTATCAAGCACGCAAAAGAAGAGAACGGGTGGCATCTCCGTTAAAAGAAGTAAAAATCTATGGCAGAGAGTCAGAAGAAAAATAAGACATTTAGTCCTTGTTGTGGGGCCATCGCCAATCCTGCGTTATACGGCATCTTCTTATGCTCGAAGTGTTTGAAGGCGTTTAAGTTTGAAATCGTATTGGGGCTAGGATTGGGATGAACCACAAGCGCAAGAAACCTAAGTCTAGCCGTGCGGGGTGCCTGCTGTGCAAGCCGCACAAGCACCAAGCTGTGAAGAAGACGAAGGGGGCGAAGACTCTGCAGGATCGACGTGCGGAGCTGAAAGGGAAGGATAGGGAGTGAAGTTGACCCCCAAATTAGAATTAGAAGCTCCACTCAGTAAAGACGCTTACTTCACGATATTTCGTAAGCATAGTTTCGCTCAATATCCAGATAAAGACTTTTGCTTGATCTGTAATCATTCAAAAATAATCCACATAGATTATGGGGTGAGTGAATGAAGTTCGCACCGCTAGAATTATGCAAAAATCTGGTTGAGTTGGGGTGTAAGAGTGAAAGTCAATTCACTTGGGATATTAATCAAGACCCGGAAGACCCAGCTTGGCCAATCTTAGAGCCTGAGCGTGCAAAAAAATTGTTAAAAGAGAAAGTGCTCGTCCCAGCCTTCGAGCAAAACGACTTCACTGGGTCCAATGAACAGGCGATAGAGAATGCGAAGTTGGTTTGGGGAGATAAAAAAGTGCCCGTCAGGGCAGAGATTTCTCTTTTTAAAAAGGGAAACCTCTGCATCTTACCCGGTGAAAATGAGCGATCAGCATACCTTCTGGCATTTGTCTACGGTCGCCACGAAATGATTGATTCCGATGACTGGGTGAAATTTCTCGAGGAGAGTTTGCGTGAACATCAAAGAGCAGATTGAAGAGTGGGCGAAGGTTAAAGAAGAAATTAGCCCTTGGCCGTGGATCCAAGAGAAAAACTCTGGAATTTATCCAGATAAGAGCACGATGCCTCCAGTTGCCTTTGAAGTATACAACCCAGCAGACCATTCATTCATCGCAGCATCCCCCCAAAAGTACGACCAAGCAATGCAGGCTTTGGAAGAGGCTGAAAAGATCATCGGATATTATTCCCGGGTGCTAACGTATCTTCAAGACAAGAGTCCTAAGGGGATCATAACTAACGAAGTTGTCTCTCTCGCATCTCATTGGCTAAAAAGCTGTGGCTTTGAGGAGTGATCCCAGCAAGTCGAACCGGCCCACTGAGAGTACCAAAAACTCCAAACACTCGCAGCAACCAAACCAGGACGCACAACACGACAACGACGTTGAGAATCATCTTAATCGGCTGTGCCATGGGAATATAATTGTTGATGAGCCAGAGAATGATCCCAACAAAAACTAAGGTAATGAGAATTGTGATTATCGGCATTTTGCCTCCTTGGTGAAAGGTTTGTTACGAAACGTAAAATAATTTTGGGAATGAGTCCAGTTGAAGAGAAACTAAAATCTAACGATAATTAGTTGTTGACATTCACCTTTATAGATATTAACCTAATAAATAGTCACAATGCTGCGTATTTGGCCGGGTAGCTCCCGGATGATTTGTGGGGTAGCAGGCTAGCCACAAAGAGAATGAAAAAAATCCTGCGCATTTATGATTTGGCTGCGTGGTGCCGATCTTCCGACATGCTTGGTGCAGGGATGCCGTTGGTAAGCCTGATTCGTTCGATTCGTTTATGTCGGGGAAAAAGATAAAACCACGACGCGTTTTTTAACCGGGAAAGGAAAAAACATGAAGAAACTAAAAGCCACAGTGCTTTTGCTAACTGCTGTGATGCCTGTGGGTGTCATGGCCAAAGAAAAACCGCTCACTCAGGTCGAGTTCTTTGAGGGGAGACCAAGTCGAGCCTATGCGTCGCTAAGCCCATTGTCTGCGAGCAAGGGGAGTGTCGACAAGGCGTACGAGCGATTGGGGCAAAAGGCCGCCAAGATGGGAGCCAATGCCGTCATCGACGTCAAGTGTGTCGCTGGGGAAAAGATCAGGACCGGGTTTTTACAAATCCGGATGTTTGGTTCAGATTCCGTGTGCCAAGGCATGGCGGTGAAGTGGGTTTCAGGGGCGGCCACCGACTAAGATCATTTCCGTGACGTTGCGAAAATGATGGTCGAACGAAGTTCACCAAGTTCACAACGTTCACAAAGGGGAATGGTCATGAAAAATAAAATGCTGCTCTTAACCGCGCTGGTGCTCTTCGGATGCGCCGACGTCATTGAAAGCCCTCCACCGGCGCCGCTCGATGGCTTCGATATTTGCGAGGAGTACTACTCGGGGAGATTCGATCCGAGAAAAAGCGCGGTCTACATGGACCCGAACGAAATAATCGAAGCCATCGAAGAGCACTGCGCAGCTAAGGGGGAGGCGGTCGATGTTTTTTAAAAAGTTGATCTGCAAGATCAAGGGGCACGATTGGCTAGCGTGGAATAAGCGAAGCGAGACAGATTTAGTCCATGTCTGCTTCAGATGCGGGCTTCAAATTAGGGATGCGGACATCCCCAAGTTTTTGCCGAAATTGGCCCAGCCCTAAGTAAGGGATAGCCCGAGAAGATCGATCCTGAGCCATCCTGGCGCGTTGCAAATTCTCTTTATTTTTCAACGACTTCCGCCAACTCGGATAAATTGAGCGGCGATGGAGGCGAGAGTTGCACAAACCGAGGCAATGAACGAGCTCCAGCCAACGATCTTCAAATTTAGCCTATGATCTTCCCTGAGCGAAGCCATTTCAAGGTTATAGATCGACTTCCTCAGATCCTTTGTTTCGATTTGGATCTCTTTCTCGATCGATTCAATTTTGAGAAAGGTCTTCTCGTGAAAAAGCTTCTGCTCGAGCGAGTGCTTGTTCACCCGCTCGAGCAGCGACGAGATTTCCAAATAAGCGGCGTACATCGCTTGGGCGTAATCGCCCTTATCGATGGCTTTTTGTAAGATTGTCGAGTCCACTTTATCCTCGCTTCATTTTGCCAAAAAGCCGGCCGACTTTCTTGAGAGACTCGTCGTCCTCGTCATCGTCGAATTCAAAGCCTTCCGGAATCTCTTCGTCTGTCATATCCATACCATCAACAGGCGCCGAGTTGCGAGCTTTAGGATCAATGGAAATGGGAGGCTTGCCAGAAGGATCGCTCTCCATATCGTCACCGTCCATATCCGACATCGACTCAGCGTCTTCAGCTTCGCCGCTTTCCATCAACCGAGAGTAGACTTGATCATTGACATAAATCTTACGCTTCTTGGGAAGTGCCGAGCTATTCATCCCAGCTTCTGGAGATTTGTCTCCGTCTTCCGGATTCCCGCCACCGATTGCGATCATGATTTCTTTAATTCCTTTGTTCATAAAAACTCCTTTAACGTTGGGATAATTGTTCTTGCAGCCGTGGGCTTAAAAATGGCGCCAGCATGGAAAGGGCCTGCGGAGATGCGCCTGCGCCTAATCCGTTTTTAATTTTTCCGGGAGCTCGAGCAAGCCCCGAGAGCAAATCGTAAATTTCTTCGATCTGGCCTGGAGGGATATCCGCAAGCTGCGGCGGCGGCGCGGGGGTATATTTTTTCTTCCATGGCACCGCGGCTTCGTGAAGATTTTTTTCAGCGCCTTCAAGTTGCGAGAATCTCTCTTCGCCCAGGATGTTTTTCAGCAAATCCCTGCTGTTATCCGACCCAGATTCTCCACCACCGAAATAATCAATCTCTTTCGTGAATTTACGTGGAGAAACGCTCTGGCTCGTCAAATTGTTGAGGAACAGCTCCCCAAACTCGTCCTTTAAACTTGGGTCGAGCTTCATCAAATTTTGCATGGTCGTATCGGGGAATTGGCTGCGCAGATTGGCAGCGATCCTTGCTGGCTTCGATTCGTATCTGCCAATTACCTTGAGAGGCTCTTTCAAAGCGTTCTTTGCTTCAGCAAACTTTGCTTTGGCACCCTGGATCGCAGCGACTTCGTCTGGAGACGCCACGGCGCTAATTTGATCGGTCATGAAGTCTTTCAGCCGACGAGAAAGGTCTCCCAGAGTTTCTTCTGTTCCACTTCGATATCCGGTACCCTTCTGGAATTTTGCGGCCTTTTGCAAGGCCTTCACACCGCGTTCCAGTTTGGAAATGGAGGTGTCCCCAGTGAGGCCATCTTTAAAGGAGACCAGCTTGTTGACCAAATCTTTCGACTCTGGGTCGAAATCGAGGAAGCCTTCCATGGATTTCGGGTCCACCTGTCCAGCTTCATCAATCACACCAAACCGGTTCAGAATATTGTCAACCTCGGCTTGGAATGGGGTGGCATCGACTTTCCTGAGGCGGTACTTGCTCATGATCGGGTCGACGACGTCGCCATATTCTTTCCCGATTTTGGCGTCGACACTCTTCAACTTCCCAAACAACTTCTGCGCGGAAGCTGTCGGATTCTCCTGAATCAGGTTTTTAAAATCTTCGACCGATTTCCTTTGGTTCTGGATGGCGTCCGCTTCCGCGCGCATCATCCTTTCAGTCTCGCCCGCACGGTAAGATTCCTTCGCATTCTCGAAAGTCTTTTTAGCTGCGGATTCAGCTTCTTCACGTCCTCCCTTGGCTAGTCCACCAAGCCCTGGGATGCCTTCAACAAAATTTTTAATGTTCTTTGAACTCCCGAGAACTTGCAATGCCTTCTCAGCCGGAAGCGCTGCGATATCCCCTGCGGCACCAAGGCCAAAGTCCATCGCCGGGTTCCATTTCTCATCCTGCCCAAGCGCTTCGGAAGATGCCTCTTTGACTGCGCCATACCCAAGATTCGCCAAACCGCCGCGGGTTCCGGCTTCCAGGGCCTTAGCTCCAAGGCGTTGTGCAAGCGGAGCTCCCTCGGTCGCCAACTTTGGTGCAGCTTTCCCGGCCGCTCCGAATAATCGACCGAACACGCCGCCAGGGGCTGCAAGGCCAGCGATTTCTCCGCCAGCCGTTTGCCACGGATTCTCCGCGGCCATCCGCTCTAAATCTTCGCGCTGATTGCCAGCAACGTCGGAGTAAACATCCTTGACGCTAGCATCTTCGCCCATTCCTTTAAGAATGAGAGAAGAAAGCCCAGCAGCCACAGGCTCACTTAGTCCTGCGGTTGCTCCCTTGGTGAACGAACGCAAAAACGGCTGATCAGCGACGCCGCGGACAACGTCCTCGGCATAATCACCGAACCCTTTTTCTTTCTTTTGGCTGCGACGCTTTTCGGAGTATTCTTGGGACTTTCGTTTCAAGTCCCGGTACTCGTCCAGCGAGTACCCTTGATCTTGGGCTTCGGCTTCTTCAATCCGATCCGCCACAGCATCCAAAGCACTCGTCGGCCGCGCGGCGGGAGCGCTCGCTTCCGAGATTCCCTTTTTCTGAAGATAAGAGTCAAAATCGTAAGCCATTAGTCTCCCCCAATCCCGAAATGCTTCAGCACCATTTTCGCTTTCGGATTCGCCGGATCTTGCAAAGCAGCCTGAATGGCTTCGCGATCTTCCGTGTCAAATTTCGAGAGGTCGACGCCATTGACCTGAGCTTCGTTTTCAAAGTCAGTAATTACCTTGGACGAGTCTAGCCCCGACTTTTTAGCGATCTCACTCTTCTCGGCTTTGTAATTTTGATAAGTCGATTTGTTTGAATTGAACTGCCGCTCGGCAGCCGAAGCGAGTTTTTTACGCTGGTCCGGGCTCAATTGCTGCCCCGTCATGACGCGGTTCAGCCGAACGCCCATAGATTCAAGCAAAGAAGCGTTTTTCATTGCGGTCGCATACTCACCTTCGCGAACCACGGATCCGGGATCCAAGACTTTCATGAAGTTAAAGACTAAGGACATATCGTTGAACCCATCTTGGTCGGGGGATTGGATAGCTTCACGAATCTTCTTGATCCCGGTGTTCGCCGCGTTGAAGTCTTTCACTACGGGACTAGCTTCATACTCTTTGCGGAAACTAGTTTCGTCATCGCGGAGCTTAAGTGCCGAGCTTTTCTTGTCAGCTTCTGACTTGCGAGTATCCTCCAAGGAATCCCGCTGTTGACGATAATTCATGTTCATCAAGCTGAAAGGATTGATGGAAGACTCTCTCATGTCCTTGTATTGCTTTTTTTCTGCGTCGGAGAGCTTGGACCAATCTCGGAATTTTTTGATTTCCTCACTCGGCGACGCTTCTTTCCTCGATGCTTCAAGACTCTCTTGGTAATTCTTGTTTTCCATCCCCGCGCGGGTGAAATCTTCGTTCCGCTTGTTGTTCAAAGCCACATTCAGCGCAGCCATAATAGGATTGGGAAAGGCTCCAAAAAGGAGAGGCGCCGCAAAGCTTAGGATCTTCCTCCCGATGCCTTCTTTGAACTCACCGGGCTTCTTGTTGCCAAATTGATCGACGCTCCCGGGACCACGGTTTGCTCCGAAGATTTTGCCAAACCAATTTTGCTTTTTCTCTTCTTCATCCGGAGCCGCGGCCATCGCCTCATCGCCACCCAAAGCATCGCTTTTCATGATTCCTTCGAAATCAGGCTTTAAGAGCTTCGATTCCGGAGAAAACCCATATTCTTTGGCTTTGGCAAGGACGCTGGGGACGTAGTCTTGGGTTTCGGGAAAATTGGGGATCCCATTGAACTTGCGAACATTGCCAGGACCAGCGTTATAAGCTGCCAACGCCTTCTCAGGGCTCTTAAATTCGTCCATCTGTTGCTTCAGATAGTCTAGCCCCCCACGGAGATTTTCTTCGGCGCTGAACGGATCGTTGACGCCAAGCTCTTTGGCAGTGCCCGGCATTAGCTGCATAAGGCCTTGCGCACCGGCGCCGCTTACCGCCTTAGGGTTCCAGCCGGATTCTTTTTCGATCATTGCACGCGCTAACCCGGGATGGATCCCACGCTTCTCAGCTTCTTCGTCTGCCAATGCTTCTAGTTCTTCTCTGGTCATGCTTTACCCCATTCCCATCGTCGCAGCCTTAGAAGCTCCCGACATCATCGAGCCGAGAAAATCCAAGCTTGCCTTCCTGTTTTGGGATTTGATTTGAGCCGCGTCATTCGAAAAACCACCTGCTTTTGCCCAAGCTTCTAACAAGCGATCCAATCCAGCGTCTTCGTAATCTCGTTCTTTCCCAACAAGGCCGGACTGCGTGCCAATCTTAGTGTCGCCCATACCAAAAAGGCCTTTGAGACGATCCAGATCAAGCATGGTTTCTGATTTTTGCAAGTCGGCATTGGCAAGCTGCTCATCTTTATCCAAATCGATGTTCTTCTCCATGATGTCGCGCTCGATGTTGGCTTTCCCCTGGGCCAGCTGTTGCGAAAGATCGCGGTTGGCATCTTGTCCCGACTTCAGCAACAGTCCAGGGCGACGCGTGCCAACTTGCTCATTGAGCCGGGTCAAATTCCCAGCGCTTTCTCGCCGCATATCCCGAGCCATATTTTCGTAGGCGACGTCGCCAAACCGATCCGGGAGATTTTTAAAATCGACACGGCTTAAACTGCGCGGAGCTTGAAACCCCTTAATCGCTTGATCCATTGGGTTGAAATCATAGCCAGCGGTGGACTTCGCAATCCCCGCCGCTCCGGTGATAGGATTGAAGGAGTTGGAGTAATCGTAAGAGCCGTCGGCTTTACGCGTTGCTCCGGCACGGTTTCCAACTCCTGTCGAGACTCCGGCTTCAAGTTGCGATGTCGATTTCGGGTTGTAGCCTTTCGGCCCGCTGCTAAAAGGATTCGTTGGCATAAGACATCACCTCTTCAATCTTGCTTTGTTCAAATTTGAAATGCCCGTGTTGACATTTCCCCCAGAGCCCGAAAAAACTTCGTTCCCAAATAAATTACCGCCACTCCATGCTTGTTGGAGGGAGGCCATTTGAGAAGGCGCTCCCTGAGGCGCATCCCCCATCCCTTGCCCGCGAAAGCTTTCGTTAATGAACTTGCCCGTCGGGCTTTGCCGGGAGATCGAATTCAGGTTAAACCCGTAATTCCCCGGGATACTTTGCCCCTGAGTCCTGGGATTTTTATTCAGCGGATTGGTTGGCATCTTTTCCCTCTAAGTCGAACACAATGCTTTGCGAATCCTGCTCTGCGTTCGGATCGGTCACAAAAAACATTAATCTCGCATCAAGCGGAGGCGCAATTTTCATCCCCGCTTTGATTTCGGCTGCTTTCCGGGCGAGCTCTTCCTTGTTGTGCTTCCAATGGAAGTAAAATTCCTCGCCGTAATATTTCAAGACTACGTAGTTGCGCCGACAGTTCCGAAGGTCCTCAAAGGTGCCACTCAGGATGTCGTCGCAGTCATCGATAATCAGGCAATATTCCTTGAACCGATGCAGCCACTCGCGATTTTCCTCTGTCTCGACCGTAGGATCGAGACAGCACATGGCCTGAAAATAAAAATCGATCAACGAAGCCTTGGTAAGGCAGAGCTTCAAATCTTCTTCGGGGTCGAATCTCCCTGGCACAAATTCCAAGTTGATTTTTTCCGCGGTTAAAATCCCTCGTAGTGCCTCTTTCATCCTTGGCCAGTAAGAAGGCCGAGTGACCAAAATATCCATGCCAATGAGAGCCAGCCAAACAGCGCCGGAAGCGTGCTCAGGATGCATCTGGCGATCAGCGATATCGTCCGCCATGCAGATCGCATCGTGGATCTTCTCTAGCCCTTCGGCAAATTCTGGGTCCTTTTCGTAAATCGGAGCCAGCCACCCTTCGGTATTCGCGTATTTCAACTCGTTTTTCAAACGGCGGCTTCCTCTCGAGCCTTCGCTTCTTTGGCTTCTAGAATCTTGGAAAAATTCAAATCGTACTCAATTTCGAAGATGTTGCTTATCGGAAGCCAGTGGACTTTATCCTCCTTCGTGCGGAGGGAAAGGATGCTATTCCCAGTTACAAGCGTGTGCCCAACGGCAAAGAATTCTTTCTTTTTCCCATCGATAAAGAAAACCGTCATCCCGTAGTGATCGGGGACATCTTGGTTTTTGATTTTGTAAATATTGTTCATCGTGGTCTCTTAGTTGATCTTCATGATAAATCGAACGCGGATTGATCGCGGACGGATATCAATGGCCGCAAGCGAAGGCGCTGGGTTGTTGGTGACTAATGCCGTCGCGCTGGTCCCTGGATTTTCCAGGCCAGTTGCGCCGGTATGATCGTGGGTGCCATCGTTGCTGATAATATGCCGATGCTGCCCTTCGAAATTGTTCACGTTCGCATCAATGGCAAAATGGTGATCGGTTTTTACGACACCATCATCGTCATTAATCGCCTGCGTGGCGCCAGCAAAGCCGGTATCGTCTGAAATGACTCCAGTTAGCCCGGTATGGGCATGGCTGCCATCGTTGCCGATTGTGTGAGAGTGATTGTTGACCGTGTGTGAATGCGCGTTGACTGTGTGAGTATGCGTTAAGTCCAATACGCTGTTAGCGCTGCCAACCGGAGCCGTCGCAAATGGTGCGGTGCCGATATCTCCGCCTCCATCTGTCCCAAATCCGACGATGTACCGCCCCGACAAGTCCGGCAATGTTTGCCCATCAATCGGGCTGCCAGGACTGTTGATCACAGACCCATCACAGTAATTCCAAAGCGTCGCGTCAAAAGTTGCGACGCCATTAAAATCATAAAAAGCCAAGATGCTGCCTACCGGGGTAACAGCATCGGTAAGGGCCGACTCAAGCACAAAGCGCCCGACGCCGAGCTTGTTCGGGGCATCGACATTAATCGGCGCGATGTCGATGTAGAGGGGGAGAAAGATCGCCTCGACCTCATTGGCATCGGCGGTAGTTCCGTTTAATAATGTCAAAGGTTTAATAGCCGTAAATTCTCCTCAACTCACCAGGAGTTTTAAATCTAAGGTTTTTCTTCCCCGATGGATAGCCATGTGGCATCCCGCACATAAATACACCAAGTTTTCAGGAGAGTTATTTTTGGGATTTTCATCAATATGATGGACGTGCATCCCTTTAGTTTTTTGAGACACTCCGCCGCATTGTCGACAGTTTTCATCTCTGATTTTTATTTGATTTCTTAATTTTTGATTAAACCCTCGTCCATAATGCCAAACTCCACCCTTCCACCATCTCGAGTTTTCTCCCGAGATTGCATCCGCCTTACACTTCATCGAGCAATACCTAGCGATCTCAAATCTAGCGAGACGATGCCGAATTTCTCCTCCACAAGTGACACAACCCTTTTTCGGATAATCAGCCCAATTAGGATGCTTTTCTCCTTGGCGATACTGACTCCGGCACTGGATATTGCAAAAATGATTCTCCCCCTGCTTTTCAACAACACCGACGCATCGAACCAACTCTGTTGAGCAATGAAGACACTTCACTTTGACGCGCTTCTTCTTGCTCTCCCAGTAACAGGGGTGCGAACAATAATTCACGGCCTTTGCCTTCGCAGGCTTAACCTTGAATTCTTCGCTACATGTCCCGCAAGTGACGTTCATAATTATCCTTGGAAAACCTGATTCGAGTTTTCCATGGTCTGGAATTTTTCTTTCCCCAACAGCTCCGTCATATGCCGTTTCTTAAACTTTGGGGTGGCCTCTGTGATTTCGATGGGGACCCCGTGGGTTTCATAGGTCCGCGTGATGTAGGTGCGGCTCATCTGTTCAAACTTTTGGTTCGACGTCTTAAAGCCTTCACTTTTCTCGTGAAGGATTGAGCTAATCAGTCCTTGGAAATTTGGCGCTTTGAAGCACCCCTCGCAGATGATCGTCCGGAGGTGGTGGCCATCCGCAAAAACTAAATCGGCTTCCATGTAATTTTTTCGGTAAGAGTCGAAAACTCCACTCGTGTTCCGGACCATGACTTGGGCCTGACACTGGGGGCAATATCCCAGACGATACCAGTTGTCCCGCGAAGGGGCGCGCACACTAGGGAGCATAGAAAAGTCCTTTGTTCTGGGAGCCAATCGTAAATCCGTTGATTTGGAACGGTTGCCCAGCTTCTCGGTTCCTAAATCCAAGCCTGATCGAATAAAATCGGATCCCAATCCCTAGTTTTTCGTTGAAGACAGCCTGCCCACCCCAAAGAGCCATTCCCCAGATGAATTGCCCCCAGATGCTATTATTCGCTTTCAGATTAAAATCAATGAAAATTGATTGTTCGTCAGTGGTTATGAAATTAAATTGAAGTACTACTTCAATTGCGTAGTCCCCGTTCGCATTGGCGTTGATGAAGAGAAACCAAAGCTGCTTCATCATGTCGTAATTGCTGAGGACGTATTTCCAGTTGGTGTAGTGATAAACGTCATACCCACCGATCGTGTACTCGCTCGTGTCGTCAGGGACCACAGTCCAATCGGTTAAGCCGGTGGAAATGGTCAGGGTGTCCGCAGTGTTTGAGATGATGACTTTGAACTGGTTCACGCCAGTCCCATCGATGATTCGAACCTTCATCCCGACGAACTGGTTCACGATCCAATTCTGGGTTGTGTCGATGAGCGTTGCCGCTGTGCCGCCGGTCGCTGTGCCATTGATTTCCGCGCCGTCGCCATAAACAAAAGGGGCATCGATTTCCCAGATGAAGCCGTTGAAGTCCGCAATGAAGAGCTGAGGCTCTCCCGCGATAACGATGGTCTCGATCGCGGCGGCGTTTAAATTATTCCAAATCTGCCAAACGGGCTTCCCCTTCGCGATAGACTGAGTTTCGTTGTAAATAAGCAGGTGGTCGTTGGGCGTAATCTGAATGGGCACACTGATCACAAACTTCGCTTCTTCTGCGCGCGTGAAATATTCGGCCGTGATGTTGGGGAGATTTTGATTGGTTATCGCCCCGATAAAGGGGTCGACAAGCGTGGATAAGGGATTATCCAATCGGATCTCATCTTGAGAAAAATCAGTAGGGCCAAGCGAATACACCTTTTTGTTAGTTGCAAAAATATAGAGATTAGTTTCTCCGCCAGCACACCGATTATTAATGATCCCAATTTTGGAACTGACTCGCCGTGGCTCAACATTTTCTATGTCTCCGTTCAGGACCCATAAGCTTCGGTCGGTGCCGATGATCAATGCTCCAAAGCACCGAACAAGGCAGGTAATGGGGCCGTCAAAAATGATGAAATTCCGCACGTCCACATTCCATGGGGAGTCGACTGCAGAATAATAGAGGTCAGTCGTCCGGCTGGCGTCGACGTAGTACATGCGCCGCTCGTAAGCTTCGAAGATCGCGCTTTTGGGAGCAATCCCCTCATCGAAGTCGGCCTCAATGGTCCCGTCATCAAGGATGTCATCTTCATAAGGAGGCGCTTGATTCACATCGATGGTGAGGTGTCGATAGGCAATGCCGCCGGAGGTCGGGGAGATCCGATAAACTACCCAGTGAGTAACCTGTGGATCGGTGGGAGCCAAGAAGCCAGTAAGGTCGACGTTACTGGGCCCGACAGGAATATTGAGCGTATTCGACACCCCGCTAATCGGGCTTTCCTGGACAATGACGCCCAATTCAATGCGCGCGAAGGTGTAGTAGTACTGATAATCGCCGGCACCCAGATTGCCAACACCGACATCGATTTCGGCCGCCACAAGTGCCGTCGCGGGGGCAGCAATGCTCAAGGGGGTGTAAGCGACGCCATTGAATTTCAGATTGTCGTCAATCCCATTCCCCCAAATCATGTACTCGTTGTCGCGGGTAACGAAAAACTCCATGTCGGGGATCGGGAGCAACGCGGAGAAGTTGAAGCCTTGTGCAACCGGTGCCTGGTAGTTGTGATAAAGATCGGTTCCAGCCGCAAGAATCTGAACGTTGAGCCCTGTCGACTTCCGATAGTCGAAGAAGAGAAGTCCCCGCGGTGCGCCGGCGATCTGTTGAGGGACCTCGTTCTCTCGATTGACAATGAACGATCCCGGCCGGGTGGCAAACGCACCATCCGTCGTGTAATCGATGTTCAAAGTCTGAGTCCCCGTGTCTTCGTCAACCTTGGTGGCTGAGGACTTAAGGTCCACGCCGCCGCCGTTGTCGTAATAGGGGACTGTTTCGAGAGGGATTCCCATCTAAACGTTATCCTAGCTTCAGAAAATCGTCTTTGGAGACACCAAGCCCAGTCAGCTCCGCAGCGCGGTCATCCAAATTAAGAAAAAGGTGGCCGTTTGCCATGCAAATCGCGCCTAAAGCCTGCCCTTGCGCCGCGGTCAGAACGAATGTGAATCCATTCCGCAGAGTAAACAGCGCCGAGTCGCCCTGATCGTCGAAAGCCACAATGGACTTAATGCTGAAACTCAACTCAGGGGTAACCTGAATCAAATCTCCGCAGATCCTTAAAATCCAATCCTTTTCAAAATCGGTAACCTGGACTTGCTTCCCTCCGTTCAAAATCAGCGTTTGAACGTCATTGAGCTTTTGAATCTGATTGATGGTTGTGGAGTCGAACGCATTTTTATTGGCAAGCTGGATGAACATTTTGCCTCCTATTTCACGATGTACTGGTAGATGTAGGCAAAATCTCGCGCTGCCGTCTCTGCCGTGTTGATGTATTGGAAATTTGCTTCATCGTTCACAGTATCCGCGCAAATCGCGACCGCTATTGACGCCGAATCTTTGCAATTGCAGGTGCCCCCGACATCTGTGAACAAGGATAAGGCCGAAGCTACAGGCAAAGTCATCCTGAACTGCGTATTTACCGCCCCCGCAGTTGGATCGATCGCCACCCGGCCAGAAACAGTGACCGCATTCCCCGTCCGGCACCAAGTTGCATCGGAAACGGTCCCAAAACTAGCAACGTTGGCCACGTTTGTGAACGTGGGGGTATAGGTCCCAGATTGCCCCGTCATCGTAGTGTTCGTGATGACGAGGCCACCACTCACGCTCAGCCAAGCCATCGTGCCGGCGGAATCATCCCAAAACATGACCCTGTCAGCGCCGGGATCGGTGAGCGCTGCCCCGGAGAAAATTGTCAAATCCGAACCGACAGTCAATGTCGGATTGCCAGCGACTCCACTTCCATTGGTAACGGAGACAAGATTCCCCGTCCCAGTGATCGTGCGCCCGGTGAAAGTATTGGCGGCGGTTTGAGTCACCAGCCCGTCGGTGTTGTAGGCAGCAAGGGCTGTGATGGTTGCGTCAAAAGCTGCTGGGGAATAAGACATAATTTTTCTTCCTCAATCTAGGTAATGAACCACTCCGTGGTTGCGTGCGAATAAACGAAGGTCATCGAGCCGTTTGTTGGGATATCCACGATCCCAGTACCGTCAATGTTCAAGGCACCCCCAGAAACCGAAATTGAAGCGACTGCGGCGTTCCGATTTTTGACGGTTATCTTGTTCCCATCATCCGCGGCCAAAGGTGCCGCAGGCAGAGTTACCGCTTGAGCGATTACCCCGTTGATCACGTACAGGTGCTCTTGGGGATCGTTGAACGTTGTCGGGGTAAGCGCAATCGCGCTGTATTCAATCAAATAATGATTTGCAATTAGGATCTGGGATTGGAGATCTGCAACCTCGCCAGCGAGAACCCCAAGAGCATCAGAAATGTCGTTGATTTGATTTAAGAGCAGCGTCGCATCGATCGTCCAGACATCTGCCGCCAAATTTGCTGTAAGACCGCCAGCAATGTCGAAAGTATTGAATTCGAGGACAGTCCCGTTTTTTTGCTTAAACCATTCGTTGCCTGCGCCGACGTTCGAGGCCGTGGTCACGTCCCCCATGCCGCCTCCGCCGCCATTTTTATAAATTGGGCCTAAGGTCATGGCTGCTTCGCCTTTCTGTAAGTGAAGTACATGAAGGTCACGACATCCGCATCGGTCCCTGTGACGAAAACTTGGCTGATATTCTGCGCGCTGATCGGGATGGATTCCCCAGCTTCAAGTACAATGCCATTCGTCCCGTCCGTAGCAAGATTTGTGCCACCGAGAAAGACGTTGCCGGCGTTACCTGGGGCCGCTTGAACGAGTAGGTCGTAGCAATAGGCGTCGCCGAGCGGGGTGATATCGCCGTTGACTACGTCGATAGTCCCATTCACCAAGCGATCGTCATTGGTGGTCGCGGTAATTACGTGTACAGCTTGTCCGGCCATAAAATTCCTTTCTCAATAGTAAAACGAGTAACTCAACCCACTGTAGGGCACCTGTTCAGCGCTGTCGGAGCGGGCCATCGAGTCAGCGAAATGCTGTTCCCACCCCGCCAAACGATTTCGAAAACTTTCAATGTCGGAAACGCCCCCCTGCGCATCCTTCGACTCCATCGCTGCAATCGCCGCGTAAAGCTCGATCATCGGCTCAAAGATCGTGGGGAAGGCCGCATTGAATTCGAAGAGGTCATCACTGTCGAAATTCGGGAAAACCGGGATGTAGTTGTATTCCAGCTTTAAACCCGTGGTCGGCGTGATCGGCTCACTTGCTCGAGGCGTAGGGAGCAAAATCAAGTTCAAATCGCGAAGATTCCAGTCGGGCAAATAGGCGTTAAAGGCCCCGACTCCGTTGTTGACGATCGCCTGATAGCGCTTTTCATTCCTCTGAAGCGGGTAAAGATCCAAGGTCCGCCGCTTGTAGAGAACGCTCACGGACTTGAATGGGGGGTCGAGAGCTGAGAGGTCGATCTCTGGGACTAGTGCGGTAATAGCTAGATCGACCGAGGTCTCGAAATACCCCTGGCCTTCGTTGATCATCCGCATGGCGTAGTGACGATAAGCCTCTCCGATGAATTGCTTGAGATAACCAGTATCGTAGAGCAAAACCTCGGTGATAACGTTCGTCGCCTGGAGGTGGCGACGAACGTTCAAGACTAATGCGCCCAGGTTAGCCATTCAGTTCCACCACTGGGGCTTCTTCCGCTTTGGCACGAACACGCTTCGGAGGATATTTCGCTTTCGCTACTGCCTCGAAGGCGGCTGAGTCATCGCGGGGTTTCTCGGCAGGCAGGGGACCAGCTTGAAAATGATCCAAGAAACTTCCCGTTTCTCGAATCGGACGTTGCTGGTTCAGGACATGGCGGATTTCCTTATCCCAACGGAGAGCTTCTTCGAATCCATCGGTGTATTGGAAGGTCGATCCCTTCTTCTCGTACTCATCTTTTTGCATGAGGTAGTTCGTAATGCGGGTCTTTAAGCGCCCATTCACGTACCGAATCAAAGCTTCGCGCTTAGCTTCTTCAAACTCGGCCGGATTCTCGGGGACGAGGAAGACGCCCTTGTGCAGCATCTGCCCGGCAAGCATAGAAGCAAGCCGATCCGGGACTTCGACGACGCTCAAATCAATTCTTTCGAGAACAGCGCCAGTATCGGCGTTGATAATCTCTTTGTAGGTTCCCATTTTCGGGAAAACGACAGGATGGCTGTCGCACTGAGTTTTGTAGTTTTCTAGAGTCACATTCATCATTTTTCGCATGGTTTAGACCTTTCTGTATCCTGCGGTTGCATCGGAAGCGGGGAGATTATCGAGCTCCTTAGCCGCCTTTTGCCACTGCACAACGTCCTCACGGAGCCGCGCACGGTGTTCGTCCGAAATTTTTTCTTCTTCGTTTTGGATGTTGGCGTCCGCTTCGGCTTTTAGACGCTTGAACCACTCATCAATTCCCATTTTCTTCTTGGCTTCGTACCGTTCCCGATAAACAAACAGGCGATTAAGTATCCATTCGCCGGGAGCCTTGGGGTTGCCGTCATTGTCTTCACAGGTAATGATCACGTTCCAACCGCTTTGGTCGGGCGCCGCTTCCAAAACCACCCATTTCCGCCGAACCTGATCGAAAGACAGCTTCAGGTTCGAATCAAAATTCTTGAGTTTCTTTTCAAAAAACGGGTCCTGCAAAATTAGGGAATAAGTCTGGCCAATAACGTTGCCAGCCCGGTCTTGAAGATTTGGATGAAATTCCATCATAATAAATAAGAAAAATGGGCGCCCAAGCGAGGCAAGGGCGCCCATAAGACTAGAACGCAGGCTCCAGAAGGTTCACCAACCGGCCGTGGGCGTTACGCTTCCACGTTCCGATATCGCCTTCGTAGATGTAGTAACCGCCGATGTTGTCGGTTCCAACGATCTGATAGAGCGAGTTCCCGGTGATGTCGGACAAATGCATGTCACGAGTCTGGAACTTCATGATGTCGCTCGAGCTGAGCATGGCGACTTCGCCGATGGGGTAGGTCCAATCGACAATCCATTCCATGTTCTGCCATTTCAAAACCACCACACCGCCTTTGATTTCGCCGGGCTCATAACGAGTTTTCGGCAATTCTTGGGCTTGGTAGTTCCGGGCTTGGCCGTAGTTCGACTTCAGGATGTCCGGGGTATTGCCGCCAACGATCGCAACGCGGTTGTTGGTTTGCAGCAACAGATCTTGGGAAGCAGGACCGCCAGCGCCGTCCACCACGTTTCCTTGCCAGATCGGGAACTGAGTGATGTCCACTCCTTCGAAGATGGTCGAGAAAACGTTGGTATCCACAATCCCTTGAGTCCCGTTCAACTCCTTAAAGTTGCCGGGGGACACGCCGTCGAGGATCATCTCCTTGACGATGATGGCGTTATCCGACCAGGTTTGAATCGAAGCCAACGTCAGCGTTGAAGTGCTGTAGTTAACGTCATTGATCCGAACGCCAACCACTTGCTTGATGCCGTTGACGGCCGTCCACAAGTCAATTCGCATTCCAACGCGGAACGGGAAGGGATCATCGACTACGAGCTGCGTGGTGTTGACGCCCGCGCCGTTGGCGAGAGAGATTTGGCCGGTACCGGTGCCGTTGGCTTGCCGGTTAAGGTCCGTCATCATCCGCCTCATGTTGTCCTTTTGCTGTTCATCGACGGCTTGGCCGAAAGCCACGCGGTCAGAAGCAGAAAGACGAATCGCCTTGCCGGTGATTTCGAAGTTCCACTGAACAGTTTTGGACTTGATGCGGGGTTGGATCGGGCGGACGGAATCGGGTTCGAAAAACGCTTGGTTTTCGAAGATGGCACCGCCGCGCTCGTTGCCTTCCATGACGACGGAGTTGTAGATACCGTCACCGGAGGGTTTTAAGGGGGAAACCTTAATTTTGTTCCAGTATGGAGCGTAAAGGTTTTGCTGCTGGACCATGATATCGGAACCGTCATTGTAATTCCGCTTCAATGCACCAGCTAAATTTGTGAGATTAGTATTCGCCATAAATAGCCTTTCTTGAGGTTTTGATCGGAGTCAAAAAGTCAGGCTATGTCTGGGAAAGTCCGGCTAACCGAAAAAGCTGTTGGCAATATCCATGACCCGATCATGATCGGAGGGCTTAGATTTACCAATCGGCATTTGACCACTTGTTGTGCCACTCAGGGGTGGCACATCTGAGACGGACCGCTTCGACATATCCCTTCTGATTTTGTCTTCCATGTATTTTATGCATTGCTTCATAGTGGAATATGCGTGGTCGAATTCTTCGCCCGTTGGGATATCAGGGTTTTGCGCGGAATTGGTAAGAAGCGCCTTCATGACATTGTCAACCATCGTGACATACATGCCGTCGACAGGTTTGCCCTTCGCATCGAAGAAGCCGTCCTCTGTCAGACGTTGCTTGTAGTGATGGTTGATGTCACCTTGGTACTTCTCAACCTGCTTTTGCATGAACGTTTGCTGTTCGCTTTCACGTTCCTGCTTCCAGCGCTCCATCTCATCGATTTTCTTAAAATAAGAGGCCGTTCGTTCGTCGTATTCCTCTTCGACCGGGCGGTTATTTGGCGCTGATGCAGATCTTTGTTCCTGCTTAAACAGCTCCGCCACAGTTTCTTGAGGATCACGCCCTTGCAGGAGGTGATAGAGCAAATCGCCGTAAACCGGCCTTGCTCTTAAGAGGTCTCGCAATGACGCGAGCTTCTTGAAATCATCACCCTCGAATTGTTGCGTCTTCTCCTGCAGCGCCCGGATCATTTCCTTATCTTTCTTTCGATCGTTAAGGAGCTTTTCCCATCGGGGGTTGGTTTTTTGACGCTTTTGCTCGGCGTCAATACCCACTTCACCTTCAGGGGCCGCTTGGGACTCTTCTTGTCCCGATTCCGGGCCGTCGTAGTAGGAATTCGCAATGTCTTCCGCTGGAGAACCGCTGTTACCTCCTGCGGGATTTACTTGGCCTTCATTTTGAGAAACCGGTGCCTGACCTTCAACTTGCATATGTCCTCTTATTTTAGCGTCTTTTATGACGAAGTCCCCGTCTCGTGGGGAGGTCCGATTGACCCGTCTCGTGGATCATCCGAAAAATTGTGACATCGCCGCTGCCTGCTCTTGCTGCTCTAAAGCCGCTTTCGCCTGAGCTTCTTGGCCCTTTTTGTCGAGATCTTGTTGCGCCTTCTGGATGCTTTGCTGTTCTTTTTGCTGATCCATCGCTGCTTGCTGCGCTTGCATCTCTTGTTGTTGAGCCTGCTGCTGCTGCTGCCCCTGCAGATCGAGTTGCTCTTGGTGCATCGCGATGTGCTGCTTCATGATCTCGATGATTTCAGGCTCTTTGCTCTCTCGAAAATTTGGATCTTGGACCTGAGTTTTGTGGCACGCGATGTGGATCGTGTGGTCATCGAGATCATCGATGGGCATTTGCTGCCCTATACCCATGTTCCCATTTTCCCACAATGCTTTTTTTAATTCAACACTTTGCTCGGTTTCTAAAGGTTCTAGATCAAGTTTTTTGATCAGGTCATCGCGCATCTTTTGGCCGCGCGGGGAGTCCTCACCAAGGGCGGGGCCTAAAATCCCAGTCTGGATGAGGTCAACATAGGACTTCTTCCGCACCGACTGATTCTTCGGGATCGTCGAACCGCGCTCAATCTCAATGTTCAGTCCATCGGAGAGGTCTTCGACGCCGATAAAGTCCTGCTTTTGGTACTGGTAGGAGTTGGGAGACATCTGCATGAGCTTCTTGCGCAAGATTGGGTCGGGGTAGCTCATGAATTTCTTCAGAATGCGAAGTTTCTTGCCCAAATGCTGTTGCCAGAAGTGCTCCCAGGATCCCATCAAGTCGCTGTACTGAGTGTTGGAGTTCTCCAAAAGCATTTCGATCGCCGCTGCCGCGGTAACACCATTGGGCGTTTGCCCCTGCATAACGAAATTGGTGCCCGCGATGCGGACCATCTGATCAATCAAGATCTGCTTTTCGTTAAAAAACTGCTGCGGGAGCGGAATCCCATTGAAGGGAGTAGGAGCCCCCTGGCCAGTCGCCTTCCATGGAATCATTCTCGAACCGGAACCATCCCAGACTCCGGACTTAAGCGAGCCTTCCGGATAAAGGATGTTTGGCTTCGCAATGGTGTTCGCATTCGTAAGAATCGTTTTGTTGATCTCGTTGATGCGCATCTGAATCGGGACGAGCTGCTCAACCAACGATTTACCCAGGAACCGGCCAACATACTCCTCGAAGCGCATGAAGCAGTACGGGTGCCACAACGTGCGCTCGAAGGGCATGAAGTATGGGCTGCCGGTCTGCGCGTCGGAGATGTATACACACTCGTCGCCGGCGTGGATAATGAGTCTCCCCTTGGGGAAATCTTTGTTTGGCTTAATAAAGAGCTCGCGAATCAATGTCTTGTTCCGAACTGCTGAAGAATCTCTTGAACTTCTGGAAAGATAAGGGACGTTGAACTTCATCCCTTCGAGTGTGGCCATGACATCGGAGGCGGTATCACTCTCCGTGATTTTGGAAGCTTTCCCGGTGTAGCCTGGCATATCGATGTTGAAAGCTTGCCTCGCCCAGTCGACGTCGACGACATATTGGTCGCCAACATAGGGCTGCTGCTCGAAATCCAAAACCGAGTGGTCGAGGATCATGTGAAACGGAGTTAAAATGCTGCTGCAATTGTTGCCACTTAACCGATCGCCTTGCACCCATTGGCCCGTGGCTTCGTCGTAATCCCGGACGTAATTGCCGCCGTTATAATCCCAGTAATCCTTGCTGAACACGTTCCCGACGGTGAGCAGCCAAAAAGCCGCCTCTCGAGCACGCAGGAATTCATTGTCGAGCTCGTATTTGGCATTGACGACGTCTTCGGCAACCTTAGCGATTGCCTTCGATGATTCGTCGTTCCCATCGTTTTGAATCTCCACCGACGGACGGGACCGAGTCATGTAGGACTGAAGGGTCCGGATGATGGGCTCGATTTCGTTGGTCTGGTACCCGAGGAACTCTTGCTCGAACTTGAAGTTGTTGACTGGCTGGTTGTCGACCATGATGGCGGAGGCCCCATAGGTCGATGGGTTCTGGTCTCCATTGGCGAAAGCCACCGATCGGCGGGCGATGATGGCCCACGATTTGAGATAAGACTGGTAGTCCTGAAAGATCTCTTCACAGGCCCCGTAAGCTTTGAGCGCGTTTTCGCTGTAGAGTTCTTTCATAAGGCAAAATCAAAATTAGTACCTGGTAGGCACTTGGCTAAATTTAGCCCGAAGACTTAATTTGGTTTGATGAAGACCTTCTGGCCGAGGTCATCAAAGGTCTCAACCCAGCCTTCTTCCATCACAGTAGGAAAAGCAGCGCTCCTAAATTGGAGCGCTGCAGTATTCACTTTTTCTTGATTCTGGAGGATTTGCAGAAGCTCCCCGTAGCGTTTCCGCTCGAACTCGAGAGCTTCTTGCAATGCCTTGATGACTTCGCGGTTAAACAACAGCGGCCAAACCGTTATTGATACCGTCAATCTTGAACGCCCATTGAGTATCAGCGTCAATCGAAACAAAGAATTCATACCGATTTAAGGTATCGTTGAATTGCTTGCCAGCGACAGGATATGCCGATGAATCCCCCGGCGCCGAGGTGCAATGAAAGCTAATGAAGCGCAAATCCGTCATTGCTGCCGAACCTTCCACGACGGTGGTGTTCGTGGGATTCCCGGGACAGATCGTAAATTGTGTCTCTCCCAAGGTGCCGCTGAAATTCCCATAGAGAACGCAATCAGCCGGAGATGATCCGCCGCCAGTATTAAATTTCGTTTCATTGATGATAATTGCCATTTCTCTCTCCTTTTAGTACCCGTAAGCCTCGACGGGGACGTTGATTAAAGTACTTAAGTCCGTATTGTTTGGGATTTCACCGCCGCTATCCGTCAAGAAGGTGATCTCGAAGGTGCTCACTTCGGTCAGCGGGTTCAAGTTCACCGTGTTGTTTGTCGTGCTCACGAGCCCAGCCACCGGGACGTTGGCGCCATTTTTGGTGATCTGCGTGACGTCGGCCTCGGCAGGGGTAAAGAGTGGAGCAGTCAACCCGATCAACGATCCAAGGCCAAGTCCTGCTTTAAGAGCGCCAGCCGGGGCGTTGGTGATGGTGACGTTGGTGATGGTGCTGAAAGGCTCGACGCCGTACTTGTAGCGGTTCCGTGCCGTGGCAACGGCCTTATTCATCGCCGTCGACGTGAAAGTGATCGCCTCGACCTGCGCTGCACCATTGTAGGTCCCCGTTACCGTGAAAGTCGTGACACCCTCGAAGAGGTCCAAGGATCCGCCGCTGTCGTTGGCAATGAAGATCAGTGCGTTGCGAGCAATGTCTGGCTGTGTAGAGGGGACAATCGTTCCCGCGTAGCTGGTAAAGGTCGCCAATCCCTTAAGGTAGATGCCATTGGTCGGCAACGTCGCGCTGTCCGCGTTTTCGGAGTTCGTGCCCGCAGATCCACGCACGTTAATTTTGTCGTAAACAATCTCTTGAGATCCGCCTTGGCCACCGATGCTGATAACCTTGAGAGCTACCGAAGTGCCATTCGCCGAAATGACCGGCTCGTAGAGATATCCGCCGGAAAGACCCATGTTAACGCTTTGAAACACGGTCAAGCCGACTTTCGCAGCCAGCAAAACTTCGCCGCCCTGCGTGTAACTGTCGTCAAAATTGACCTTAAAATTCCTTTTGCTCTGGTCTCCCGAGGAGTGATACTGGAGGCTGTTCGCCGCAATAGTTAAAGCCATACTTCATCCCTTCCTAAAGATTTTTCGCCGAAATATCCCTTTATCATAATCTTAGCAATAAAAATTACTCCATCACTTTAACTTTTTCAGAAAGTTCGAGCCCCGTTACCCATTCAGTACAAAAAGCTAGATGTAACGGCGCTTGTCACAAGTGTAACGCCTTTTGTCACGCGAGATTCCCGGGAAATGATTCGTGGATAAAAGAAAATCCCCCTAGTCTAACTCGCCGTAAAACGAAAACTAGGGGGACAAAAATAGAAAGGGGGTTAAATATGATGATAATTATCATCATATTTGTCCCGCCATAAGTTAGTTCTGACGACTGCCTTTAACTTAAATCTAGTACCAGCGCAATGGCGGATAAGAGGGGCCCCCTAATCGCACCACCGGCGACAAGAATTCGTTGTTCTTTTTACATGCGAGTAAAAGGAACAACGAAAGCTATTGACGAAGTTGCGTCCTAAAGTTGCGTCATATCGTCTTAAAGTTACGTCTAGGAGTCTTCGTCTTCCCACTCATCGATCAATGGATTTTCGCCCGCCTGGAGCCGTTTCCGGAGGCGGTATTGGTAGGTGTGAGCGTCTAAGCCTTTCGCTTCGATCCTGAAATTGTCCTTCGGATCCCGGGGGCGCGGTCGAGACATTACGAAATACCGCTGAGTGTCCGCGCAATGGTCTTCCCCGTCTGAGTCGAGGTCTTCAACCTTGTGAGCATCGTGAACCAGCTCTGGGACGGTTTCGATAGTGCGCGGGCAGATCGTAAAGACCGTGAGAAGAGAATAGGGCTTCCCTTCGCTATCCTCTCGGATCTTGTAGTACTCCCGGAGCCGGATCCATCCGTTGATCCGATCGTTATCGCCCGGCCGGAAACGGATCTTAGGGTTGTCGTTGAGGACTTCAAGCCCAACCACACCGGTTCCTTGGCTCCGCGCTTGCATGGCTGGGTCGACGACACCGTAATCAATCCGCTCTTTCCCCGACATTTCGACAATTTTATCCCGTAGATCCTCATAGGTCAGCCCAGTTTGATAAAGCTCCCGGTACTGGTAGGTCCGGCCGTCGGGCGACACTGCGAACCAAAGGGCGGCCGATGGCGCGGCGTATCCGTAGTCGACGGCGATGAATTTCGCCCACTCTTCCGGAATCTCGAAAGGGGCGCAAACGTGAACGAGCTTGTTCCAGGTGTTGAAGAACTGCCCTTCGAAGATGTCCCAGTTGCCCTCGAGCCATGCTTTGCGGAGCTTGTCTGGCAGTGAGAGGAGGTAGTTGTAGTACCCCGGGTCGTTCTTCATGATCGTGGGGTTGTCGGTGACCCGCGCGGGGATAAAGACGCGAGAGCGCATCGTCACAGGCTGAACGAAGGTTTCGTAGGCCCCCACAATCGACCCATCAAGGCGCTCATTCGAGATGAATCGGTTCTTGACCCAAAGATGCCCCGCGCCGCCGGGGTTTGCAGTGCAGAAGATTTGCGGCTTGAGCTCGGGGATTGTGGTTCGACAGGAAGAAATGAGGGAGAGATAGCGGATTTCGCGCGGGATGTGAGTCAGCTCCTCGATGAGCATGCGATGGTATTCGTGGCCTTGGTACTTCGTGAAGGCATTCTCGTCTTTCAGGTGGCCAACACGTCCGATGGCGCCGGAAGGGAACTTGAACACTGGGGGATTGCCAGCCACCGTCCCGCCAACGCACTTGAACAACTCCCGCGCCCGGTCAACCCAGTCGCTTAAGTCTTGGAAGTTTTTACGGATGACGAGGAAGCGGTATTTCGGATGCTTGATGTATTTGAGGAGCCAGACCATGCCGGTGTCGGTCTTGCCGCCGCCGCGGGCGCCGCCGTACAGGATCTCATCTTCGTCTCGGAGGAGGGCTTCAGTTTGAGGGCCGGGATGGGGTTCCCAGAATACTTTTTGTGTCATTTAAAAGTGTTTTGCTCCGGGATTCTTGGCCCAGTACATCCATGGACAGTTCCAAACTCAGCTCCGCAAACACATCGTGTTGCATTTAGGCGCCCGCCAATACCACTTAAATTCATATTTTGGTTTTGAACAGGAACCCGATCCCAACCAGGATAAGTCGGCCTTAGTGTTAAATCGTTTGCTTCCCAATTATCACCATTAGGCCCACAAGAATCACCAAGAATATAATTTGGCTCTCTTTCACTGGGGAGCTGTCTAAATCCACCCTCCCGGAAGCATCCTTGCATAGTATACGATTCCGGCCATCCGTCTTCCCCATAAGTATTTTTCTGAGGATGATAATGTTTGCATTCGATGCAGGCCTTAACTTTCATTCAAAAGCTCCCGGTTTTCGTAGATGTTGCCGATGACTTCAGCGTATGGATGAATATCCCAAAGTGGCATTGCGTGCTTTCTCCCATTGGACCAATAGGCCCCTGCTTGGAAAACCACGGTTAAAAGGACTTTAGGGTCGGCCCATTTATCACGAGCTTGTAAAATATCCCCCTCGTAAATTTCTTTGCCATTCTTGTCGAGGAGACCGGTAAATTGCATGAGCTCGACTTCATTTTCGAGCAGATCATAGGTCCCATCTCCGCATTCAACTCGGACGTAATTCAGCTCATCTCCAGAGTCCCAGGCTTTCCACCCGATGTCCCAAACAGTAGCCATTTTGGCTTTGGATTTGTCCCACGCACGGAATTTAATCGGGCTGTTCATTTCTCTTCCTTTCGAAGTGTCATTGGGGATTTATTCGGCTCCATAACACTCCAGCTTATCAATCTTCGACCTGATTTTGATCAGCATGACTTCAAGCTCGTCTTCCGACATCTTCCTCAGCGGTTTGCAGCCACACTTCTCGGTCGCGTTAGCCTCACACCGGAGGCAATAGGGTTCATTCATCGAAAACTTCCTTCCAGTCTTCAAACCACGTATCGATTGCGTTGTTAACGCTCTGCTCATCTGGCCAGTCGACGCGAAACCGGAGAGCATTGAAGAGGATCCGGGCGCTTTCTAGTGCTCTTTGCTTCATCCGTTCGGATTCAAGTAGTTTGCCGAGTTCTGGGATTAGGCCCCCTGTCTCTGCTGGAATAGGAGGGCATGGTTCTCCCGCGGCAGCATGACTCTCTCCGCATCGGTTGCACTTAAACATCACTTCACCCCTTCATGTTCCATCGAGAAATGATTCCCATCGTTGAACCGTCCACCCCATCGACATAGCGGATCCAGCGACTCCCAGTAGGCGCCCAGCAAAAGATAATCCTTGGAGTCAGTGAGATACTTGCCGTCCTTGAAAAGATTAAAGTCCACCGCTAAGCGCTTCGTGTGAAGGCTATTCTTAATCCCTTTGCCCTGCTTTGCGTAGATCGCGGCCGTCTCAGGGGATCGATAAGCTTCTGCAAAAGTCAGGCCATACTCCATCGAGGTTGCGTAATGGATAAGCTGGCCGATGAGCTGGGTGAATCGGATTTGTTTCTCCGAGAGAATCACTCTAACTCCTGACAAGCGATTGCTGCATTGGCCGTCATGATGCATTCTCGCAACTTTCGAAGAGAAGCAGTCCTATCGGCGCACGGTGGCACAATCTCGCAAATCATGACCGCCAATTCCCGCGCGGCACTCCTTAAGGCCTCATAACGATCAGACTGATCACCGTATGGGGAATGATACTTAAACCATTCATTAAGCTCGCCTTGAGTCTTTGAATCAATTTCGTATTTTGTTTGGATATTCATTGCACTACCTTATTTTAAGATTTGTTTCTCGCTAAGCGTCATTCTTCATGTCCTCCCATTTTTGATAATGCCTAACAAATACGTCGTTAGGACATGCATAAAACTCACCATGCTCATCACGCACGACCCAATCTCCAACTTTAATTCGCTGCGGGCCTTTAGGCCTTCGGATGTAGACCTCTCTAACCACCGATCGGCCATTAGAAACAGCGACGTTGGCAGGGTAGGCGGCGCCTTGGCTGAATCGCTCGACGAGGCGATAATTGTCTTTGGAAAGCTGGATAGCATCGACGATGACGTTCTTGCGGTATTTCATGGGAGTTCCATATAGGGCGTCATTCCGCCACCTTCCGATAGTTATCTGCGGGGATAAACTCTCCATTAACTTTAACGAAGCACCCTGAAACGTTTGAATATCGATATTCAAACCCCATAATTTGAGCAGTGTTTTTGCAACGATATTTATTGAAAGTTTTAACGCCCACAAGCCCAAAGCAAGAAATAAAAATGAATAATAATACAAAAACTACCCATTCTTTCGTTTCATCACTCATAATCAATCCCCTCCATCATTTCCTTGACGTCACGAACATGACCCGGATTCTTCCCCTCAAACCTTACTATTCTTCCAGAATCAGGCAACGTCACATAGCCATGAGTTGCAATACGCTCGTGCTTCCCTTGCTGAAAAAACACTTTTTCACCAATCGCTTTCACGCCACTAATCCTTTTGAAAGCTTGGGCTACATTGTAGGCTTCGATCACAACATGCTGTGTTAAGACGAAGTAATATTTTTTCACCGATTCACCCAATCCATGATCGTTGCCGCCGCCAGAACCACCCACAAAATCATCCACACGAAATCACTCCATGCACTGGATTTCGCGCAAGAGCAGTGGTGATTACACTCTAATTTTATCGGGTTGAGCCGAGAGAGTCTTTCGATGAACTCGTCGTCCGCACGCCTCTTGAGAGTCATCAGCTCTTCGTGCGTTAATGGAATTTGTTTCCCGCTTTTATTTTTCTCAAATACCAAATTCATTTTCTCTTCCCAATCTTCTCTGGATAAGACCATTATTCGAATGCCTTCCCACTAATTCCGTAAGCGATCTTCCCCTTGAGCAAATGCTTTAAAGTTTTGATAAAATGATCATCCCAACAAACGTGCACCTTGCCAGTCTGCTCCGTGTCGTTATTCCAAAGCGTTAAACATCCCCCTGAAAATTTGACGTAAACATCTTTCCTCTTCGTGTCGATCACGAAGACATCGTCACCGAATTCATCCGTAATAATTTTGTAATTAAGATTTTGAGCCATTGTTCCCCAACATCTCACTTCCTAGTTGTGCTGTCAAAATAGCCTCCCAGAGTTGATTGTATTGCTTTGAATCGGTGTATAACGGCATTGGACGCCCACTTCCTGGACGCCTTTGATCGGGGACTCCGGTCCCGTCACACCGCCAACAGACGACCTCTCTTACGGCCCAATCATCTTCATCATCACCATAAGCACTTGATCCAAGACCAATCGGAGCATCCCACAAGTAACGCTCTTCTTGTTTCCCGGTGCCTTTGCACAATAGGCAATCAACATCCCGCTCTTTGATGGTTGGCAATGAACTCATTAATTGCCGAGAATTTTCTACGAGTTCTTGGAGAGATTTCATTTCCCCAAAATCTCCGTCTGCACCCGCACACCCTCCGGGCTCTGACGCACCGGCAAGATGATAACTCCCAGATCCTCCGCCGGATCCCCGTTGATTTCGATCGACGATTTCGAAAACTCTTTCTTCTCTTTTCGCTCGAGGTAGGCGAGGGCGTACTGAGGGTCGTTAAGGTGCGAAACCAGCGTCTTTCGGGCCTGTAGAGTAGGCGTTTTTAATAAATTTGCTTTCGCCTCAGAAAAGTCAGGATGAATTTCCATGAACTCGTTGTATTGGCCCCGAGAGATGCCAGCCATGATAAACGACTCTTCAAGAGAGCATCCAAACTTGAAGGAAAGAATGAGCTCTTCAACTTTTATGCGTTCTCCCCACCACGCATTTGCGGTCTTTCTCACGTTAAGAACTCCAAATGCAGGGTCCTCAATCGAGTAAGCAATTTCGTTCAAATAATCATACTTTCCAGGCTTGGGGTTGATCACATTTTTACTCGGCTTGGCATCAACCGCAGGAGATCCATTTGGATTTCGCCTCAAGATTTCTTTGATCTCAGCCGCATGTTCATTCTTTGGCCGACCGCGTTTTGGTTTCTGGTTAGGCATGGTCCTCATCTTCTACGGTGACCGCGAAAAGAATTTCAGAAGGATTGAGAAGCACTTCTTTCCCGTCAGACATAGTCATTTGAAACAAATCATTGTTAGAACCAGCAATTCTTAGCTGGTTTATGAAATCGCTTGAACTATCATAAATTAAACTAAACTTGGCATGCTCGCCCTTGAACTTAATCTCTAATTTTTTTTCCACAGCCATCTCCTTAGCCATTTACTTAAGCTTAAAATCACCCGGTCTTTTCTCGTCGCAGGTCTCCAAAAATGATCTGGGATCTTACCATGCTTAGCAAAGTCCCAGCGCCCCTCAGCCAATTCCTTTTGAAGCCTCAGGCTCTCTTCCTTGCTAGACCCAAAGCGCCCGAGCGCCACATAATCCTTACCTTCAATTTCTTCTTTCATCCCGACCTCCCCATGCAATTAGGGCAAATTTCCTGCCCAACAAAATGCCAACAATCTTTCTTACTGGGGCGATGGATAAGATCCGCCATAAAGACTCCCAGTACCCCACCGAGAACACCCCAAAGAAGTGCGAGCGCTATTTCAGCCCAATCAATCATGGTTTTCTTCCAACCGCTTCCTTGGGAGTAAAAAACTTAGCTTCCGGCCCGCACTTGAAATAAGTCCCCTCGATGGTCCGTTCATCAAAGCAAGAGAACTGCTCGTAGTAGGATTCCATTTTGAAACCACCCATTACCAAATCAACTTTGGGACGGAGGCACATAGGGACATCGACTTCCATCGCACTTCGCGTCACTCTATTTTCCACATGATGAAACTTGCAATTTATGCAGGACTTGGGGTCGATCATTGCCTTGAGAATACTACTCACGCTTTGTTCCTGCCTTCGTCTGCCGAGGCTTCTTCTCAGCCGGCTTCTTCGCACTCACGTTGTTCTGAATGACCGTAACGTCATCTCTCCCCCGCGCCTTTTTGATCCCTCTGGCAATAGCATAAGCAGAGATCATGATCGCTGACGTCACCGCCGCGTACTTGGGAGGCACCGCCTCTTCAAGAGCGCCTGCGCATGTCCCAATGACCGTTAGGAGCGTCAGCCAAAATTCTGTCGTCTTGTAGCCTGGGGTTGTTTTCATTTCTTTCTCATAAAAAAAGACCCGCGCCTTGAGTGCTAGGGGGGACCTAAAGCAAAGACGCGGGTCCTCCGGGTAAGGAAAGGGAGATCGATGAGCATCTCCAGTTAGGAATTGGACCTATGAATCTCCGCATGTTTACCTCTAGGCAATGTGTTTGTCAATAAATCCCTTAGTTCTCTTGAACTTAAGTCGGTAATCTTCGCCGTCAAGCTTCGTGACCTTGGACATCTCCACAATTCGAGAGATAATCGGCTCCCCAAGCTTCTCTTCCAGCTCCATCCGATCAAAGTTGGAGGTGAAAATGGTCGATCTTTTGTTCTGATACCGGGAATTGATGAGGCCATAGAGGGTTTCACGGACAAAAGCCGTCTTCTCCTCGTTCTTGGTCAAGCGCTCCGCCCCGATGTCATCCAGGACCAAAAGTGGTACATTTTGCATTCTCTCGGCAAATTGGAAGTACCCTCCGTTGAAAAAAGACTTCTTCACCTGGAAGATAAACTCGGGAACCGAAATGAATACCCCAGACTTCGTCCTAAGCCATCCCATAAGGACAGCAACCGAGAGGTGCGTCTTCCCCGTTCCAGGGGGGCCCCAGATAAACAAAGATTCTTGCTCCGGATGGTAAGAAGAAATCTGCCGAAAGGCGATTTCGTTGTCTTTGCTCTTCTCGAACGACTCAAATGTCGATTTTAAGAAGCGCTGAGGCACTCCTGAGCGATTTAATCTCTCGATGTAGGCCTCGTATTGGGTCCACTGATCTTTTCGCGTCTCAAGCAATCCTCGGCACTTTCGGCAAGTATGAGTCCGGATCAGCCTCTCAGCGATCCCGAGAGCTTCATCGGCAGGGATTAAGATTGGCTCGGAGATGCCTCCGCACTCTGAGCATTTGGTTTCAGCAGAATTCATCGAACGACCCCAACTTCCTGCAAGCTTGTGGTTTGGCTAACCCCAATCTCTTTTCTTTTTTTTCTTTTTCTTTTTTTTCTTTTAATCCTGTTCCTGCTCCTGTTCCTGTATTGCCAAACGGTTCCAGCAACAGTTCGCCTAACGGTTCCGGTAACCGTTGCGTTAACCGTTGAGGTAACGGTTTCGTTAACGGTTCACGTAACCGTTGGCCTAACGGTTGAGGTAACGGTTGATTCCCCCATCGCAGGAGCTCAGGAAAGACCTCGACAACCCGTTTCATAACGGCCCTATCCTCTTGATCTAAAACGTATTTTAGCTCTTCAAGGAAATTGTATTTAAGAAGGCTGGAAGGCAACTCATCCCAAGCTCTTCGCCAGCTTGTGAGCACGTTTTGGTTGGCTGGGAGGTTGTCAATGATGAGATTTGGGACCCACATAACCAAGGCGTCTCGGTCAAAATGAACCATTTCCTGAACGAGGATCTCTTCAAAACACCTCTCAGTATCCTCGAGAGACCATCGAAGCTTCTCAGCGATCGACCAAGGCCCAGCTTCAAAGAGGCCAGGCAGGATTGTGGTGTGAGGTCCAGTGATAAGATAGAAGTAAAGCTGTTGTCCGCTTGGGACGAACCTAGACAAAGCATTGAAACGCTTATCGCCGTAAATACGCACGGCAACCTTACGATAACGACTCATACTCCCCCTTTTTGCTTTCCAATCCTTACCCGGGATTTTTAAACAAATGCAGAGGGCTTACCTGCCCGCTAATTTTCAGAGAGCTCACTCTTTATTTTTTCCCACGTATAAAAGCAAGTTATATTCTACATTTC